ATAAACTCATTAATCTTTAACATTGGAACACCAGCCAATATATCTTCCAATACCTTAGTTAGACATTCCTTGAATGCTGCTGGAAAACTTGAACGAACTATATCTAAACCTTTGACGTGAAGTTTGTTTACCTTAACACCGTTATCATTGATAATCTTCATACCATATCGTTTCTTAGTAACAAATAAACCACTCTTAGCAATCAACTCCTGCTTAATCTCAAACCTATGTTTATCTATATTACAAAACTTCTTAGCAAATAAATCATATGAGTTATTTAGATACTCTTGAACCTCTGATGCAATCTCTAATATTTTACTTGTCATCAACGCTTCATCTTTGATATCTATATGTGGGTATTTTTTCTGAATGATAGGAATAGCAGAATAGAAAACTGAATCTGTATCTATATAAATACAATAATCTTCTTTATCTTCTACTACTGAATTGTAAAAGTGATTAGACATTCTCTTAGTATATTTAATTAACTCAACACCCGTTGTAGTGGTTGCTTCTGCATTATCCAAGTCATAGAAACGAAATATAGGTAATCCCAATACACCATACAATGAGTTTAGAACAACCTTTTGAATGTATTGTCGTCTATCAAAGTATGCATATTTCTCTTTATCACCTTGTTCAGCAAACTTCTTAGCTAACTTCCTAAACTGAACTCTATCATTGAACCAATTTTCTAACAATGTTGGTATGAGACCTTTTCTATCTTGTGTATATAACACACCATTAGAAGATATAGAAACATTATGAGTTTCTAAAAAGTTCTTAAATTCACTTGTGGTTAGTTTAGCACTCTCCTTACCATTCTTATCCTTAATACTGTATGTTCTATCGACACCTTTAAGGAATGGTTCTACATCCCAACTATCTAACTTACCCAACTTAGTTTCAGGAGATATATTTAAACTCATAATAATAGACGGATACATACTTGTAATATCTAAGTCATACACCCATTCATGTTTACCTTTTTGTGGATCCTGAACATATGCACCTGCAAACTTATCTTTACCATCCATCAAGTCTCTGTTTGCTCTTATTTTATTTGGTGCTACGATACCAATCTTCTTCAGATACACAAGAATAGCACCCTCAAGAAATCTTGATGAGTAATAAACATCTTCATATGGAACGTGTCCCAAATGACATATAGCTCTAGCAATACCAATGAAATCTAACTTTGCATCAAGTTTTTCAAGAATAAGAACGTCATTTATATTATATTCTACAAATCTATTTCTATCACCGTCATATAATTCATTAAGTGTTCCTTCATAAGATACTTTATTTATACCAACTTCTAACTCACCGATATCATCTAATCGATATGAAGACCTCTCACCAAATGTAAGTTTTCTATATAATTCAAGATAATCAAGTGAAGCCACACCTGCAATCTTATATGTTCCTTTATACTTTTGCCAGTCTACTATACCGATTGGTGATAGACAGTTTGCAGTTTGTTGTCCTAATAATCTTAGGGTGCGATTGTAAAGATAGGGAACGTCAAATCTATCACTATTCCAACCACTTATGATTGTTGGTGATATCTCAAGATATTTTGTAAAAAATGAAGTTAGTAAGTCTCTTTCATCTTGGAACTTAATAACGGTTGTTTCACCAAACTGATTTGCATTAACCTTATTCTCTACATCAAGAACATAACAATAATATTGTCGTGTTAATGCATCATAGAACGCGATAGATGTTATCTTATTTTCAGCTTTGTTTACATCAGGAAAACCTTGCGTAACCTCAACCTCAATATCAAAAAACATAACACGATGACCCTCAGATACCTCATCCGAATCTGTATAGTTATCAACCAAGTATCTAATCTCTGGTGCAACATCAGATTCAAAAGGTGTGTCGGTTTCATCTATTCTACTGATAGGTAATTTACGTAACTTGTCACCATACAATGATGTATGAGTTCCTTTACCATCTTTTACATAGGCGTATTGACTGAAAGGTACAACTGAGTACCCTTTTTTGTCATCCCAAATATGAATTCTTCGTCTCTTAAACTGATAAAAGATGTTTTGATATATAGCTATACCTCTTTAATTTGATGTATGAATATACGAATAAAATAGTATGTAAGTCAAGCTTTATTTTATTTCTTCGCCTGGTATTTCACAAGAATCGTTATTGCAGAATTTATCTATTTCTGCTTCTTCGTTTTTAATTACACCGAATGTAAGTTTACCAAGCTTTTTAACTTCCTTGTTGTATGTCTTTTCGTCAATAGCTTCATATGGCATTTGTTTGTAAGCACCATAATCGTGTCTTGGTAGTAAAGAAATACCTTTCAAATGATATTGATAGTAGTTTAAAGCAGGTGCAATTTCATTAGCTTCTGTTTCAGGATTAAATGTTACTGTACAACTTACTTGGTTATCAGCCCAATGTCTTTGCATAAATGCTGCTAAACTGAACTGTTCCCAAATAGAAAGTTCTGCAGCAGTTCTGATACCCTCACCAACATCTACAGGAACTTCTACAACCATTGTTGTATCCTCTGAACCAAATGCAGGTTCTAACTTATATCCTGCTTTTTGTAATGGTTCTAATAACTCTGAATGATTTGAAAGTCTCACTCTCCTAGTATAGAAACGACTTTCGGGATAATGTAACCCTGGAGTAGCACCAGCCAATAATGAGACTGTACCACTTGGTTTAACTGAAGTAGTTTTGATGGAACGTGGTATTGCAAACCAATCTGAATACATTTTATCCCACTCTTGTATTGTATCATACCCATTCTCCAACCAATTTTTAAACTCATCTAATCCACGATTAGTAACAAACTGAGCAACACCACTTACACTACATCCAATCCTACGATTTCTTAACATAACTCTGTTAGTATCACTCCAATGTGTTCTACCAAGTGTTACCGATTTCGCATACAGATAAGCATATTTAAGTGTCCTCTGATAATCCTCTAGTGAATCGTGGTTATTTGGAAATGTCTCTACTAAACAACATAACTCATATGATTCAAGTGATTGTTCAAGACAAGGATTACCACCCATTACTCTATGGTCTTTATTATCACCACCGTTTTTCATTCTTGAGTAGTGTCTCATATTATCTAACCAAGCAAATCCTGGTTCACCATTATCTACTATTCGTTTAGCTGCTTCTGTATAATCCATACCAAGTTCTGCAAAGATAGAGTTGTTAGATGTCCATCCATACATTTCTCTGTGTGGATTTACTTTATAATTCTTTAAGTCCAAGTACTCTTCTGACTCAGGATCACCAAAAACTATTTCAGCAGTTCTACGAACATTTCCTGCTACAACACATTTACCAATAAGGTTCATTATGTCTACGATTGTAGTTACTGTGATTGGTTCTCCACTATTCTTTTCTAATACTTCTGTGATACTTTCGTGAACTTCTTTTAGTGGTTCAGGACCTGAGCTTACTCCACCAAAACCTTTGATTGGTTCTCCTGCAGCTCTTACTGAACTATAATCAAATTTTATAGAACCTGCACCATGAAAATAACTTTCTAATAATAGTCTTAGTGATTCTACCCAACCCTCTCTTGTATCAGGAATTTCAAATATTTCTTCATTTCTATCACGATTTACACCTTTGACTACGATTTCACCAGCACCTTTAGTATCAAATCCAACTCCAACACCTAACATACTTGCATCCATAAGGAAACAGAATGGTTTTGAATAATCTTCTTTGATTGTTTTAGTAGATACGAATGCACAATTATTTAGTGCTGCATATAACCCTTTTTCTTCGGTGATTGCTGTTCCCATAGCCCATAAACCACGACCAGGAGGTAAGAATTTCATGTTGAAAATTCTGTCATACATTTCTTGTGCTGATTTTTGAGCTTGCCAAGCGTTCCAACCTAATTGATAGTTATCAATATGGTTTTTTTGCATCGAGTAAGTTCCTTCTACAACTCTTTGAACTGTCTCCCACCACCTCTCGTTTTTACCATCGTCTTTAATACGAGAATACGTTCTCATGTATACCAATTCACCTAATCCATTAAAACCGAAAGGTGCTTTCTTTCTCTTATACTTACTGACGAAATTTTCCGATAACTTAAACTTTTCCATTTATTCCTGGCTCCTACTATTTCCTGTAAACTTTATACAATGATAACTATAATATATATCAGATTAAAATCAAACTATTTAATTTTTTTATGATTTTTAAATAATTTTTTCTTAGAAGTTTTTATTCGAAGCCTTCAACTTCAGTTTTATTCATGTCATTATATTTACTTTTTAATAATTGTCTCTTAAATTCTTCACTATTATCCATTTTACCTTGTTGGTCTTTACCTGATTGGGTTGTGGATTCGTAGATTTCTATCTGACCAAGATTAGTATTCATACTCATTGGATAAGTTACACCATCAATACCAAATCTATTCTTAATAATATGACATCTGGCAGTATGACTTAGTTTATCTTCAGCTTTTCTACTGATACTCAATACGAAATCAGCTATCATAATCTTACTATATGCTTCTGCAATCTTTGTTGCTTCTATCACTTCTTCTTCTAACGCTGAACGATTTGCTTGTGATGCAGTCCATATTGGAACTTTGAACTCACCAGCTAATCCTCTCAAATCTTCATATACAGCACCCAACTGATGTCTTACCTCTCTCATACCACTATTATCTCTCAAGATATCAGCGTAATCAACAATAACTATATCAGGTTTTATATTCTTTAGTTCTAATTGTTTTAGATGTGCTGAAAGTGTATTAACAGTTGCTGCTCTTGTTGGATAATATTTGATAATCATCTTACCCTCAATAGAATCGATGATTTTCTTCACTTCATCTTTCTGAAACTTAATGTTTTGTGTGGATATACCACTAAAAATTGTATCGTATCTTAAACCAACATAGGTTTCATTTAACTCTAATGTATAATGAACTACAGTAAATCCTCTTTTTAAAGCACCTGCAGCTATACTCTGAAGTAACCAAGTCTTACCAACACCTGCTGGTGCAACTACAACACCTAATTCACCCTCACCTAAACCACCATCCATAATATCATTTGTAATATCCCAAGGCGTTTTTATTGTAACTCTTGTAGATTTAGTCAATCTCTCTTCAATACCCACGTTATAATCATGACCTATATCTACAGCAGTTCCAGCTTTCATAGCATTGTCTATAACTGTTTTTATACCATCATAGTTTTGATTTTCTAATAGAGTTACAGATTCCATAATAGCAGATTTAATAACTTGATTCTTACAAAACTCTAATGTTTTTTCTTGAACAAACTGTAAGTCTGTTGCTTCTCTATGTCTCCAAGCATCTTTTAGTGCTTCTACAACTGATATCTTCAGTATATCATTCTCAACATCATCTATTGCTATCTTGATAGCCTCTAGTGTAGGTGTGGTTTTATACTTTATAAAATAGTTATGTATTTCTTGAACTAACCACTTATTTGAATCAGCTTCAAAATATTCTGGCTCAAGAACTTCCATAATAGTTTGTAAAAACATCGTATCAGTTAAGCAAGATGCTATAACTTTAGATTGGAATGAAGTTCCAAATTCTACTAAAGAAGTGTTACTCTCCATATATCTCTTTCGTGAGTCTTGTTTTTGATAAATTTAATTTCCTCTGTCTATACTTATCTTTCATCTTCTTCAAAATGGTCTCTTTATTTCTATAATAGTAATCCATTTGCCATTTTCTTTGAGCTTCCTTCTTTTCTTTGGCTGTGATGTATTTCTTTTTTCTACCCATTAGTTTGTTCTGCGTATTTATCCATAGTAGTAAAGGTTTGTGCTAACCAACTACTAACATTTGGTAGGTTCTGAAATAATCTATCTTCCATAAACATAGATTCGAATTTAAATTTTACTAAGCGTCTGATAGGACCTCTGATAACATCGATTAATTTTGTCTTAGTTGAAGCACTTATGTTTACATCTTCTAACTGCATCAACTTATAGTTACGTTCAAGTAACTCCTTATTCTGTAATATTTTCACAAAGAAGTTACCATTATCATCTTTGTGTTTGTGTGCGTATTTATATATCTCTTGTAAATTATAACTATTATTCTCTTTACTCAAAGTTGGTATATTTTTTACCAATGTCTTGGTAGCTATTCCTTTTACACCATTTATATTATCAGATTTGTCTCCCTCAAATATCTTAGCCATAATAAAGTTCTCTGCAGTTATACAATACTCTTCTAAAACTGCATCTCTATCATATAGTTTCTTTTTTGTAGGAGACCAAACTTTGATATCATCAGATACTAACTGTAAGAAATCCTTGTCGGTTGACATAATGATTTTCTCACCATCTGGTATTACACTCTTTGCGATGTAAGCTATAGCATCGTCTGCTTCGATACCATCTACGGATATATTGGTTAGTGGTAATAATTCAAGATACTCTGCAACTCTTCTAAGTTGCAAATACATATTCCGTCTCTCATCTTCTACATTTTCTAAACCCTCTACCCTATTAACTCTGTAAGATGTTCTACGTTTGTTTTTATAGTCTGAATATAATTTCCTAC